AGCCTCCTACACTTTCCGTAATTTTAATAACAAAAGATACGGGTGATCCTGTAACACTTCCAGCTTTTAATTCAGTAACTGCCTTTCTATATGTTTCTTCTGATATATCTTTTGATATGTCTTCTATAATAGTCACTACAGTTTCATCTATAGGATATTGTTTAGCCTGTAATTCTTGTGCTATCTGTGATATGTTATCTGCTATAGACATAGAAAAACTATGAACTTTTTGTTTATTCATATGTTTTCGTATTCTTTTGGCCGCGGGTTTGCTCGCTAATTCTTTTTCTATCTTATTAAGAAGCATTGTTACGGATCGAGTACTCATGCTACTCTATACATGTCTAAGACTCTACGAATATGGTCGGGGAAACCCGGATCATTTCGTATAGCAGAAGACCCGGCACCCTCACGAGTTGCTGAACCAATGCTTTGTCTGTCCTTCCACTCATCTTTGTGGTAATATGTAATAATATCTGCTACAGCTAGTTGTAAGTCTGTAGGGATAGTTGTATATCCAGCCAAGTAAATAACTTTTACAGAACCTACTCCTTTAGGCCAATTTTTATATTTCCCACTTTCCTGTGTTCTAAACACAGAGTCAGAAACTTGATCTAAGTACCACGAATATTCTGGTGGAGTTCCTCCACCGTTAGTAAATAGTTCCGTATATGCAGTAGATTGGCCTACTCTTTCATAAACATTAGTAATACTGATTACTGGACTGTACTTTAATTGAACTGTATAGGTATCCCATTGAATATCAAAATATTCTGTATACCCTGGACTGGTCGCATACGTATCAAACTCACTATTACAATAGGTTCGGACAAGCTTACTTACACTCGTAATTAGCGTCTCGAACTTTTCGTCGTACTGAGTAGAATTTACTCCTTCTAGTACTTTATAATCATCTAATGTAATTAAATCAGCCATTTCTTTCCTAAAAAGGCTTGGGAAGCCCGAAGGCTTCCCATCCTAAACATCTTACCAAGCGTGAGCAACAACTTGGCCTGCATCAGCAAACATGACATCAAAGCCACGACGCTGAGTAGCAACCAGTACTCGACGCTGATTTTCAACATCGTAGTCTGATTCAACAGTTACACCACGTAATACTGGTACAAGGAAGTTACGAGTATTGACAGCAACACCCCAAACCTTGTTAGCAGTTTTACCGGCAGTAAACTCGTCACAAACGATAATGGGTGAGCCATAAGCCTGACCAATTTCGCCTGAAATCTTAGTAGCGCGATCGCCACCAACCAAGTTTACATCTTGGAATTCAGCATCATCAAGCAAATCGTAGTATGCATCTAAAGATACAACATAAACTACGTCTGAAGGACGACGACCGTATTTACCCATTGCTTGACGCATATTCAACAAAGCAGCAGTAGTAGCAGTAACACTAGCTGCACCAGCAGAAGCACCAGTATCAAGCTTCTTGCTAGCAGCAATAGCCTGCTGGATAAGACCAGTTTGGCCCCCAGAGTTTACTACTTCAGCAGTATGACCAGCTTGAAGAATTGAATGCTCAATAGCGCGTGCATGAGCACGTACCATAGCTTCACGAATCAAAGGAAGAATAGGCATAATTGCATCTTCTTCAGTTTCATTAGCCATGAAAGACTTAGAAACCAACTTTTCTACGGTCAAGACTTTGCTACCTAAGCCAATACCAGCGTTAGCGCCGGGAGAAGCTTCATCACGATCGCCTAAGTTACCCTTGAAGGCAGAACCTGCGCCGGTGCCGGCAGCATTGCTACCAAGCCACTCTGCGTAACCTGAATCAGGCATAGTTGGGATAACCATAGAAGCAGCATTCATCTGAATCTTACGGAAAAGAGGGTCAAGAACGAGTTCAAGCTCAATATCGCGCTGAATAGCGGTAGATACTGTTGACTCAAAATCCGCAGTAGTAGAACCAGGAACAGTTACACCAGAATCGGCATTAACTTTTTCCATGATAGAACGACCAAAACGAGTGTCCATACCTTTATTAGTAACTACACCCAAAACGTGTGCATTTACCATATCTTCTTCTGACAATTCAGACTTTTGGCTAGCGCGGTCTGAGAAGACTCGCTTGCTCTGCTGAATTTTTTCAATTTCAGCGGCTTTTTCTTTCAGTTCATTTTGCAATGAACCAATAATTTCTGCATGGTCAGCGTCTTTAGCACTCATTTTTGCTTCGACGTCAGCCATTAAACGTTCTGCACCACTAGATACAGCGGTTGCAATTTGAGCTTCTTGTGCAGACTTCTGAGCTTCGGCTTCGGCAGCAGCTTTTTGTTCTGCTTCCAATCGCGTTTTCTCTTCTGACTTGCGTTCAGCTTCTTTCATTGCCATTGCAGTTGCGGTCTTTTCGACAGCAGCAGCCACAATCGCATCAATATCGATATCACTCATAGTTTTCTCCTGTGCTTCGACTTTATCAGAGTCGGTAGGCATTGATTCGTTAACGGAATCTAGATGTTTTTCAGTTTCCTGAAGGTTATTAGATTCTGTTAAGGAATCTACTGTTTTGAAAGATTTCTTGAAGTCTTGATAATCTGATTCAGAGTCAAAAGACTTAGCAAGAGAAAAGGTAGCAGCTTGGTTAGCAGGAACCGTAACTACGGAAACCTCCAATAACTCTGCGTCCTTAATCTTATATCCATCGGTTTCGGTCATATACTCCGCATCCTTGACTCGAAACCCGACTGAAAAAGCTCCAAGGACGCCTTCTTTAATTAACTCTCCTACATGTCCAGCAGATTTAGCAATTTTTGCTTTTAGCTGCAGACCATTGTCGTTAGTACCAAGCGAAATTGCTCGGCCAATCGGCTGGTTGTAGTCGTGATTAAAAAGAATAACTGGATTGTTTAAATAGTTTTGAAGTCCGCCCTTTGTCCAGGCTTCAGATTCAATAATATCTCCAACTCGGTCAGTACTATTAGTACTGGCCATACCTGTGATATGGAGATCATCCCCATCTTCATAGGCTTTAAAAGTGGAGCCAATATGAAAAATTTTATTCAATTGATTCTCCTTTTATAGATTTTAATTTCTCCAGAGGAGAAAGGTCATCTTCTGAAGCCGGCTCAAGAACGGGCTTTTTCATTGGTTTAGGTTCTTCAACAGGCTTACTACCAATTGAGTTCCAATCTGCAGGATACATCTGTGCAGCAGTTTTAACGATAGAGTTATAACCCCTACCTCTAAAATATCTTGTTAAAAGTCTTGGATTGATAGGCCATACGTCTGGTCCTAGCTTATAATATTCACTTCTAGAGGGCACACGTCCCTGCTCATGAAAGAAATCAATCATAACCTTTAATACTTCGGATTTTGTCATTTAAGTTTCCTCTTGCTCTTGTGGCCTTCCGCCTTCTGCGGGATTTGAAGCTGAGCCTGCAATGTTGGCAGGAACACGTATTTCTCCAGCGCCAAAGACCTCGTCGTAGTTTAAAGCTTCTCTTGCTTCGTTGGGTGTAATAATCCCTGCATTTACTAGTGTAGAATAATAGGCTGCTGAGTCTCTTAGCTCTGGCTGAAGTGCAGGAATGTTACTAATATCCGGGGTTATGGTGTAACCAAAATATCTTTCTAAGGCTTTAATCATTTTTTCAACTATAGGAAGAACGGTCTCTAAATAGTACATTCTATGGTTGGGGCGAATATTGGCATTATTACCAGAGTCTAACATAATTGGCGGTACGCCAAGTACTTTTAATACTTCTTTGTTTGCGGAGTCAATAGACGATTCGAAGTCTAGCTCACGAAAATTAATATTTGAAATTGAGTCTAACTCCATTCCGCCGTCCAGCACCAATGGGCGTCTACCGCCACCATCCGGTCTATACCGCGTGACCCAAGATTGAATCATTCTCTCTTTATTTTTCTCACTAATGACAGAGGGAGACTTAATTACCAAACCTGGCACAGCGCCATTCTTAAAGAAATTGTCCTGAAATTCACGCATACGTGTGAGCTGAGACATGCTTCGTTGAGCTGCCCTTAAACGACTAGTACCACGATAGATGCTATGAAAACTATTTTCTTTAACATGAATGATTTCATTAGGAGTATAGTCTATACTTGTCTGAAAAGTATATCCTTGTACGTAGGTTCTTTTGTCTGGCTCAATGTCCATATAATTGGCGGGGAGATGATACAGAGAAACTCCATCAAAGTATATAAAGATATTTCCATCTAGTATATAGTCGATTATGAGGTTTCGCTTAAAAGTAGAAACGTCTTGAAAAGGGTTAGGCTCTTTGTTTAACAATAAGTCAACACGAGAACGCCTTATACCTTTGGTTACTGAATTCAATCCTTGAATTGGTTCACCTACTCGCAACGGAATTTCAGCTGCATCATCTACAATCATATTTACGGCGCGGTTCACAACTTCGAGGTACTCGTAGTACGCTTTATAGTTATGTACGATTTCTCTAGAAGCAATAGGGCCCGAGCCTTCGAGACTTACTACAATCTCTTCTTGCGCGGGATTTAACTTTTCCTGTTTCCAGAAATCATACCAAGCCATATTTTTCTCGTTGTATTTCTACCCAGCGCTTCTGCTTTTCTGCAGTGTGAAGCGGGGGGTTTCTTCCGTAAATGGAATGTAGTTTCAGATGATGATCGTGACATAGGGTGACTGTTTCAGTGTAAAGTTCAGCCCAGTTATCATCTATAAATTCGTCTCTCCAGATTATTAAATACTCATCTGTGTAGTGGTCTGGACGAAGCTTTTGCTTCTCACTCAACCATTTACGCAGTAGAGGAGCTAGAGTATGGAAATGGTGAAAGTCTAACTTTATCTTAACGCCGCATATCCGACACTCAGAACCCTTCTCGTACTTCGATTTTGCCCTATCTCGGATGTATTTTACTGGGTCTCTTTTTAATTCTACCATCTAATTTTAATCATTATAGCCATGAGTCAGTTGAAAGTCAAGAATTATTTTTACTCGGTGTTTAGAATGTTGGAGCGTTCTCTTCAAAACTATAGAGTGCGTATCTCAACGCGTCTGCCATGTGAGAAGAGGAATCGTGAACGGGCTTCTCTCGAATCAAGTTGGGATTCGGGTCCCATCTATACATGTCTAGTGAGCGCAATGTTTCGGTGCAGCTCGAGTCTACGATAAGACGATCGTTATCAATAAGACTTGCCACATGACCAATCCCGTCAACCACCGATTTCTTGGCGTTGATAGTAGAAAT